CAGTAGTAAGCAAGTCACCGCGCTTATTAAGGCTGATAACTGCATTCTGGATCATAGTCGTTAATTCTTCTGGATTGGCAATAGTGCCAGCATTGACTACTACTGTAACTCCTCCATTATTTTGAGCACCCGGAAAGCCGCTGGAAGCATAGTTGCCTGCTGTAGATGAATAACCGCCACCGACTACAGGAACAAAGCTGCCTGCTGCAAGCATTGAGAGAAGTGAAGGAGTGCCTGCGCTTGTCGCTGTGCCTGCTACCGCTGAGGTGCTAGTGGCTGTGCCACCACCGATCATATGTAACTTAGCAATCGCAGCATCAAGGTTGGCTAAGTTAATTAGATCCTTTGGAACGATTGCATCAAGAATTGACTTAATGTCTCTTAGTTTAAGATCCTGATTAGTAAGCACACCAAGTATCTTTAAGTCCGCATTAAGTTTATTAGTTGCATTATTTATGGCTGCAACATCCTTGGAGGCTATCGCTTCTTCTAGATCCAGAATAGACTGCTTAACCTCTAAGCGAGCAAGGTCATTAGTAATCTGTAGAAGTTGTGCTTGGCTAGTTACCTTGCCCAGTTGCTCGGCTGCACTCTTCTCAGCTGCTGCTAACTGGATCTTCTCCATGTCAAAGACATTAGATCCCTTGCCAAGGGCTAGGTTAGCCTTGTCGATGGCTGCCTTCAACTGCTTGGCTTTGAGTTGCTTTAATTCTTCTGCTGTAAGTTTCTTGCTAGTTGCAAGAGTTGTAGCAGTGTATCTAGACTCTAACTCGGCTAAGTGAGCGAGCCCATTCATAGCGCGAGCAGCTGCTGCTTCTTGCTTCTTTCTTTCAGCCGCACCAATCTTGCTTAAGATACCTAAGCCAGTTGCTTGCATAGCAAATTTGAGTCCGGGCAGATTAACTGCTGCTGGAATGCTCTTTAACGCTTCCAGTAATACGCCAACACCTCTAATAGCATCGGCAGTAAATAGAGCAAAGTCCTCCATGCCCTTAGCAAGATCATCGACTGTAGTATCTTCGCTTAAACCCTTAAGCGCATCTATGATGCCTTTACCGATAATCTCCTGCACGTTCGCAGATGCAACAGATAACTTATCCATTGAACCTTGGAAGGTATTAGCAGAGGCAGTAGCAGCCCCAGCAAAGGTAGTTGAAAGTTGATTCATTACTTCATCAAAGGACTTAGCCTTTAGATCAGCCTTGGAGATACCTACGCCCAATTTACCAAGGGCAGTGTTATTGCCTAGGTATGCCTTTGATATCGCGGAAGTAACTGAGGCTAAGTCGCGGCCAGTCGAGGCGGAAATATCTAAAGCGATCTGCAATAACTTCTGACTTTGGGCTGTGTTGCCTGTTGCTACTGCTAATTGCTGATACGCAGGGCGCAGTTTGTCATCGACTACACCGAACTCTGATTGAAGTCTCTGAATGAAATCTTCTGAGGCTGCTGCATCTCTACCAAGCCCGACATTCTTTAAGGCTAGCGCAAGTTGCTTCTGTGCCTTCTCATCAGCTGCTGCTGCCTTAACTGAGGCTTTGGCATAGTTTAAGACTGCTGTAGCACTGAAAGCCACACCAAGAGTCTTAGCCATGTTCTTGATGTTTTTAGTTAATTTATCTGTAGAAGTCTCAGCACTCTTAAAGGCTTTATTGCCAGTGAACTCTGCTGCAATGTCAATAATTATATTTGCCATGATTAACCTCTCGCCTTGGCTGTTGCGTTAAGTTTATCGGCTGCTGTCTTTATAGCATTAAGGACTGACTCTCTAGCCTTGCCTTGGTTTTCTTCATAAGCACGATACAGGGCGCGACCTTCCATCTTGCCATTGCCCTTCATCGCTGCGCCAAACTTGCCATTCTGATTCTGCACAAAGCGACTGCTAGGAGTTTTGCGACCCATAGTTTCGTAGATTGCTCCAGCTGCGGTCTTGTTAAAGACACGAGCGAGTGATCTAAAGCCTCTACGGTTTGGCTTTGATGGTGAAGTCTTATAGCCAATTCCAGCCTTAACTTGACGAGCAGAGTAAGCAGGGAACCTAGCCTGAGAGTTATCCCTAGGCAGCCATCCGCTTAGGACTGATCCGTCATCCGGTAGATAACCTTTAGCAGTTTTAGTAATTGGCTTTAAAGCTCCAGCAATTTCCTTCTGAGTTTCTTTAGCAAGATCAGGAGTAAATTTACGTAAGGCTTTGCGGAGTTCAACGCCGCCCTTTACGCTTGCTGGCATCGTCTACCTCCTTCGCTTCATCTCTGAGACCTTGCAGAAGTGCATCTAGCATGGTCTTATCTAGTTCTAACAGTTGCTGTGGCGCGATTCCCAATCTAATGCTTAGCCTAGCGATTAGATAGGTGAACGGAAGATCGCGCTTTAAGCTAAAGGGTCGGAGTCAAGCACCTCAACACTTTTAAGTGTCTCGATGAAGTCCATCCCGAAAGGCTTAACAGTTTCACCTGACCTGCGTGTTACTTCCCATGCTAACCAGTAGACATCGCTTTGCTTTTCTTCATCGCGGAACGCCTTATGGAAGCCCTTTTTAGCGTACTGCTCAAACGAATACTCCACTGCTGGAGTGATCTCGCCTTCTAGTACGCTTCCATCTAGTCGAACTATCTTTAGTTTTGCCATGGTTTTGCCCCTTTGTTTAGTTTTTTAGAATGTGCCGGTAGTGGCTACTGCAACAGTTGAGTTGCATGTAAATGTAATTGACTGTGTGCCAATGTCACCTACTGCGCCGTTGATGTCTGTTGTGTTATTGACAAGGATTGAGACAGTATAGAGAGGGTTAGTCGCTGATACTGCTGTTCCCTTTGCCTGTAGGAATACAGCTGTAACTGTGGTTCCCCATGCTGCCTGTAGTGTTGCCAATACGTTCGCTGCTGCTGTGTCGTTAAGGAAGTCAATAGTCACTGTTGATGACTCAAGACCCTTTACAAACTTGTGTGAACTGTCACCCATTGCAGTGACTTCTAGTTCATCAAATACGCGGTTGATCGTTACTGCTGTGACGTGGTCTGAAAGATCAACAGAGTTAATCTTCACGCCCACATTGTTATTTAGAAATACAGCCATGAGATTATTCCTCTTCTTTCTTAGTTACTGGCTTTGGTGCTGGTGTGCTAACCTGCCCGATTTTCTTCAGGAAGGCTTCGTTTTCTTTTTCCCACTCGGACATATTAACTCCAACTCGTAAGGATTGATACGGACATCTCGCAGCTGAGTAGGTCTCCCGATCCAGCGTTAAGAATACTTGGTGCGCTTACTGCGCTTACATTATACGTTAAAGATGATGCCGCTAACTTAGCGAACACGCCACAAACAAAATCTTCTATGCCGTTAAGGTTTCCCTCGTTATCAAATAACGGAGCAACGATCAGCAGCTTGAAGGATGCCATAGGGCTAATACCAATATGCTGATTATTAGTAGGTGTTATATATGGATCATCCGGTGACACAATTACAGAGTTAGCCAAAACGACAGACGGCGGAAATGCAAAGACTTGATATTTATCATTATCTACTAGCGCAGTGGCTAAGGTAGTCCGCAGGGTGGTTATGGCTACTGGAGGCATTAGCCCACCATTGAGCGTGGATCTAGTGCGTGTGCTATCAAACCTCGCACCTTAGCCAAGAGCTGTGCGCTCATTCGGTAAGGGCTTGGCTGGAAATCGACAGCGTTACTACCAGAAAGGGTGGCTGTACGCGCCTGCCAAATTTCAACAGATATCATCAAAGCTGCTTGCTGGACTGCTTTATCTTCTGCCCAGTCTGTTGTCACATCTGCTGTGACTGTGCCATAAGGATTAACATTATGACGTGGTGTTGCTGCTGGAGTCCCAGTTATGGCGTAACTGATCGAATAATCTTTAACTTCTGTAATAGTTTTAGATCCATTGAAGTGTGACTTATTGCCACTTACAACAATAGTTTCACCAACATAGAAAATGTCTTTTACAGGTATATCAAAATATAAAGTGCCGACTGTGGTTGTGTTTTCATGTGCTACATTGAAATAAACATCTGCCCAAAGCATAGGAAGTAGGACTGCATCTGTTGCATCGCAGACTTCCTGAAGGGTGGCATCTGGATACAAAGTACCGACTCCGAGAGTGCTACGGAGTTCTGCGACTGTTGTAAGTGCCATTCCCAATCCTTTCTAAAGACTCAGGGGAGTAGAGGGCTACTACTCCCCTGAGTGACTTAAGTGTGGCTTACGCCTTGTTGTTCTTGAACGCGCCTGCGCCGACCTTAGTAGCGATCGCTCCAAAGCCGTAGTAGCCGATAGTTACCTGTCCTGCTGCGGTTGATTCTGCGCGTAGGCGGTAGGTAGGGCTCTCATACCATGTGTATGCATCTGGGTTCACAATAAGGATTGTGCCATCGCCATCGCCAGCGTTTGTTGGATCAACGTATAGGTTGAGTCCTGCAACGTTACCTGTCAATGATGTTGGTGCTACTGCTCCGCCAGCGTTCATTGGCTGTGATGCTGTGTAGATTGGACGTCCAGCATCGTTTAGAGACATGATGTTTGACCATTGTCCTGTTGATACGACCATGTTGCGAGCAAATGGGTTTGGTAGTCCTGCTGTTGCTGCGTATACAGAAGCTGATCCGCGAGCGACAATTCCTAGCAATTCTGCTGCTGTTGGGTATG